TTGTTTCAAGAGTTTATCTTGAAACTTTCGTATGTTAGAGCTTGTATATTGTTGTCAATGTATGGGTTCTTCCCATACAACTTCATATACAAGATATTTTTCATACGTTAAGTTTCGTAATTGATAGAATCTCTTGTTTCTTTAAGTAGAATGTTTGATGAGGTGTTATTATTCGCCCCAGTTTTTCATCTGTTCACAGCTATGACGTAATTATTCGTCATTAACGCAGGCTGTGTCCTATGTTCGGTAAAGTACATAGAATGCAAAGATATTTAAACTACTTAAGCTACTGATAAAGTTTATACTTTCGCTTTTGATGTAGATGTTCTTTTACTTAAGTATAGCGCTTAGAACCAAGCGCTTTTGTTTCTGGAAAGATTTAATCAACCTTTCCGCCCTTATTTGGTGTTATTACCATTTGCAAGATGTCTGCGGACTGCCAAAATCTTGTGTATTTGGTATTAACTCCTTCCTTTAATTAGTTCTGACTATGAATTTATTTTATTAGTTGACTATTTAGGTTTAGGACTTAACACTGCTAAAGGAATCCCACTCTTAATATGAAAATTGCGATTTAACATATACTCGCCCAAAGAGGGGTTTAGAGATATTAGTAAAGAGTAGTATTTAAGAGACGAATCGGTCCTTGGAGGTGTTTTAATGGAACGTACCCCAAGATCTTATTATAACCGGAATATACAGAGGATGTATGTATAGTTTAAGGTGTAGTTACCGCTGCACTAGGGCCGACATGCCCGATTTTTAATTACCTCTACCCTATGTTGACCAGTCAATATTTTTAAACTAATGAATTAGTTTTATTCTAATTTTAGGAAAAAGTTATTTGGCACGCCCTTTCAATTTTAACCATGAATAAGTTCTTATTTTGCGGAGAAAAAATCGAAAATGTCAAGAGGGCATTGGTAGTAGCAATACTATTTCAGATTTATAGTTTCTTACCATATGAATCCCAAAGTGAGTTTCAACCAAAGCAAACTCGCAGGGAACAGTTTAAGAAACGTCAAAAGTCGGCGCAGAAGGAGCGTCGCAAGGAACATAATCGTACTTTAAATTCCACTAAAAAGGTAAACAAAGACAAGAAGCAATGCCTTCAATACGTCCATCAAGGAATTTTTAATTACAATGAAATTGATAAGCAGTGTATTAAAAATTCCATTACTTCTCTCTTTGTAGATATTGAGCATAAAATGCGTGAAACATTTGCAGACCCTGAGTTAGTGGCTTCTGTATCCACTAAATTAGCTTCTGTAATTTCCGCTATACATTTGCTTAAGGGAGAGAAGAAACCGTCCAAAATCATAGCCACTTTAACACTTGCTATCACAAGTATTGCACCTGAGTTGTCTCAGAGATCTATTAGAGGCACTTTGAATTTTTCAAGCGATCAGATTGCATATTTTAATGAGCGCTTTGGTTTTAATCCATTTGTTCGGCAGTCTGAATTTGATGATGGAAAGACAGAAATACAGTGGTTGTCTAAACTTCCTGAATATTTAAACAATTGGGAAGCTGCAAAACAATCACCAATATTTGAAAAGATTTCAGAATTAATTTCAGTTATTGCCACTATGGGCCTTATGGATGGTAAACATCTCTGTGTTTCAGTACGTGGAATTAAGCTTTTCAGCTTAGGTACGCTTAAAAAACATGCTAACGTTATGGATTTATTATCAGCTATTCTTAGCACTTTAGAATATTTTATATCTGGAGGTTATGAATATTTTAAGACAGGAAATCCTCGCAAATTTCTTTTTGACGGAGACGATGCAAAGGAATTTGATGATTTGTATGAAATGCTTTTAGAGGCAACACCTCATGCTAAATCATTAAATTTACCTATTATGCGCGTTGAATTTAAGGGGAAGAAGATTCTTCTTGATGATGTCAAATATTTGGAATATTTAGAATCAGCTATCGTGTTATGTAAGAGATGCAAACAGTTAAGTAAAAATACTTGGCAAACTTCATTTTTCCAAACGCGTTTAGATCGTATGATCGTGTGGAGAGCTGATTATAACGCTAGACGTTCTAATGGGAAATTTAGAAAAGCTCCTTTATCCATTTGGATATATGGAACTTCAGGTGTTGGGAAATCTTCATTGTCCCAGTTACTTATTAAAGCACTTCTTAGTTATATGGGAGTTCCAGATGATGAATTAGATCGTATAGCTAGTATTAATGAGCAAGACAAATACGATTCAACAATCACTGGAGGTGTTCATGCTTATCTTACAGACGATGTTATGAATACTAAAGCTGATTATTTAGAATCAGCCCCCACACAAAAGATTGTGGATCATAATAATAATGCTCCACTATTTGCTAATAAGGCTGAGATTGAGGGTAAAGGAGTTACTCCTCACAATCCTAAGATTACATGTTATACTAGTAACTGTAAGATTGAACAAGTTGCTAATCAATACTCTAATTGTACAGAGTCTATAAGACGACGTATGATTATTAATTTGGATGTTAGGATTAAGGAAGAATTTCGCTTACCAGGTGAAACTAGAATGGATAGTAATAAAGTCATTGAGAAATTTGGTAATGATCCTATGCCTGACATTTGGGAAATAATAATTTCCGAATGTTCGTCCCAATCTAATACTGGAATGATAGAGCTGGGGCAGAATTTTAAGCCTTCTACTATTGAAGGACATAAATTCAATATTTTTGAAGTTATGGAATACTGCTACATGAAAGCTGATATGCACATGAAGAACCAAGAAGTATTGCAAGAAATTCAAGGTACTTTGGTTGATAAACTACAATTATGTTCTGAGTGTAAGAGAGTTGGATGTATGTGTACATGTGAACCTGATCTTGAAGCGCCTCAATCTGAGGTACAAGGAGTAATGTCTATGCATAATTTGGAAAATTCTGTGTGTGTTATAGGCAAATTGGATAATTTACCTGCACTTTCAAATGAGGAACAAAATGCTGACTTATTGGATTATGACCAGCAAGCCACAATTAATTTAGCACCGCGTGATTGGTTTAGTGATGGAAATGTTACAGATGATCCTATTGAAATTCAAACAGTGCACATCCCTTTGTGGAGTCTACTCCCAGGTATGAATTGTCATGAAGTTGTGAGAACATTACAAGCACCATTTCGAGATTTAGTTAGCTGGATGGAATTCATGCCAACTATAGTATTAAATTTTGGTGATTTCTTAATTGCTCGTTTCTTCACACACAGGTATGTAAGGAGGGTATATTGGGCTCTTTGGGCTCATGTTTTTTCAGATCATATCCGTAATGTAGGATTGTTTTGTGCTTTGGGTAATATTATACTTACAGTTGCATTATATATCTCTCTACCCTATAATGTCTTTATTGCAGCACTTGCAATCTTACAAGTATTTTTCACATGTATTGCTATTATTCTTATTGTAAAGTGGTATAGAGATAGAATGAGACTCCTAGATCGTGTTGGTGGAGGAGTTCAGCGTGTGTATAGAGAAATTAGAGCTACCAATTGGCGCGAAGTTGCTAAGATGGTTTCTATAGCAGTTGTAAGTTATACAGTACTTAAAATGATTTGTAATGCAATTAGAGCTAAACGAGTCGTTCAATCTGTATTGGAACATCAATCTGCTCTCGATCCTGTGAATGCTGAAGAAGTTAAAGATCGTGATAATAAAGTTAGCGATTGGGCTAAACCAGCATGGGAAGAATTACATATGACCCATAAAGCAAGGACTACCACCATTGAACAATTAAAGCACAAAATTCAAAAGAATTTGTATCATGTTACTTTTGTTGCTGAGGATGGTAGCACTAATAAGTGTGATGGACTTATTATAGAGGGAACATATATGCTACTTCCACTTCACGTTTTCGGCTCTAAAACCAAACTTAAGGTGTTGTGTAGACTCAAAGAAGGTGATGGATTAAATACTATTTTTAGGGGACATGTAGCCCTTAATATGGCTTCAACTATTCCAGGAATTGATCTAGTATTAGTCAGTGCACCCTTTTTGAATCCACATGCTAGTATAGTAGATTATTTTCCAGAGCATATTACTCATACTCGTGGAGCAGGATATTTTATGTATAGAGATTTAGACGGAACGCTTCGTGATGATGGCGTCGCTTTTAAAACTTCTATGAAGCATTCAGGTGGTACAGGGTATACTTATGCATTGCCATATATTACTTTTAATGGTTTATGCATGGGAATATTAGTTGGTGAATTCGATGTACCTTGCATCGCTGGAGTACATTTATTAGGGTCTCCTGACACCCCCATAGGTTTAGCTTTGAACATTACGCAAGATATCATTTCAAAACTCAAAGAGGGAATGAAAGACAAACCTTGTTTTAATGCTATGTCTAATGGAGATTTTCCCAAGGAAATGTATGGTATAGAGGTTGTCAATCAATCTGCTCCCATCCACCCTAATTCACCTTTGAATTATCTTCCTAAATATTCCAGGATTACTGCTCTAGGTAATTGTCCAGGAAGGTCTTCACATACCAAATCTACTGTCCATAAAACCATTATTTCAGATATTGTGGAGGAAGTGTGTGGTGTCCCTTGTACATGGGGACCACCTAAGTTTAATTCAAAACGACAATGGCAAGCATCTATGCAATATTCAGCTAACACGTCGAGTGGCTTGGATCCGGAATTGCTTGAATGGGCCATGAATGACTATGAAGAGGATTTAGTTGCGGCTTTTTCTGCCCCTCAGCACAAAGAATGGATCAAGGCTGAATTTAAGCCTTTGAATGATATGGAGATTATGACAGGTAGAGATGGTGCACGATTTCTAGATGCAATTCCTAAAAATACTTCAAAAGGATTTCCTTTAAGTGGTCCAAAAGAAGAGTGGATTGATAGATTAGATCCCGATGCTTTTGAAAACTTTAATTGTCCTGTTGCTATTAGACAAGAAGTATTGGATATGGCAGAAGATATGTGCGACCGTTTTAGACGTGGTGAAAGAGCATACGCCATTTTCAAAGCATGTGTAAAAGATGAACCTACACCATTATCTAAGGATAAAGTTAGAGTTTTTCAGGCTGCCAGTTGGGCATTTCAATTGTTAGTCCGTAAGTATTTTCTGCCATTGGCAAGATTAATGTCCTTATTTCCACTTCAATCTGAATGTGCTGTTGGTATTAATGCACACGGGCCTGAATGGGATGAATATGCAAAGCATATAATGTCGTTTGGTGAGGATAGAATTCTTGCTGGGGATTACAGTAAGTTTGATCTTAGAATGCCTGCACAAATGCTTATGTCCACTTATAAAGTATTTTGTAATGTTTGTGAGAAATGCGGTACATATTCAGAAGATGATCTTATTATCATGCGAGGTATTGCTACTGAAATTAGCTATTCTGTAGTCGCCTACAATGGTGATTTAATTATTCACAATGGGTCCCATCCTTCTGGCAATAATATGACAGTATATGGAAATTGCGGAGATAATTGTCTCAATTTTCGCTGTGGTTATGCATACAATGGTCTTAAGAATGGATACACACTAAAAACTCTACCAAAGTTTAAGAAGGTTTGTGCTTTAGGGACATATGGAGATGATGCCAAGGGATCTGTTAAGAAAGGATTCGATTGGTTTAATCATATTACCTTTGCAAACTATATGAAGGAGAATGATATTGTTTTCACAATGCCAGATAAAGAATCAGAACCCACTAAGTATATGACGGATAGCGATGCAGATTTCCTGAAAAGGAAAAATGTATTCAATCCTGAAACAGGTTTGATTCATGGAGCACTAGACGAAGATTCCATTTTTAAGAGTTTGCATACAGTATTGAAGTCATCAATAGGTGCTAAGAAACACGCTGCAGGAAATATTGAAACCGCATTACGAGAATGGTTCCACCATGGTAGAGATGTTTTCACCTTAAGACACAAGCAAATGATTGAGATTGCCGAGAAGGCTCAATTGCAGAATCTTAGTATGGACGTCAATGAGGAAACTGGAATTGTTATGAATTCATTATATGATGATTATGATACACGTTTGGCACAATTTAAAGCCAAACATTTTGAGTCATAAGTTACTCACTCTGTCTTGGGCAGACGTTAAATGCATCCATTCCGGACCTATTCGGGATTGTGTATACTAGTGTTGAAAATAGGACTGTATAATTGGATTACTACGTGATATTATATTTTATATGTTTACTTAATACATGCATAGCTTTTATACTTTACGACATGTCCCTCGTGACATACTGGTATTTACCGGAGGGCTCGTCACCCAACGAAACATCATTGCCATTGATTGTGTTAAGCACCACTTCATTGGTATTCATTAAATTGCTTACTACTAATAATATTGATAATAATAATAATAGCATGCCATCAGCTAATGATGGCCCAAGTTTTTCTACAACTAAATCATCTCAGAATACAACATCAGAAAATGTTCACTTCGTTGATGGAGATACGCCATGGACATATGATGTTGCGGCTACCCCAGATGAGACATCCAAGCTTAGCGGATTCGATGACGCAGGACTCGGAGAATTTTTATCTAGACCAATTAAGATCCAACAATACCAATGGACTCCAGGTTCTCAATTGTTTCAAACATTTAATCCTTGGACCGATTATTTTGGTAATGCGGATGTTTTGGAGAAAATCAACAGATTCAGGAACTTAAGATGCAAATTGTGTCTTAAGGTGTTAATTAATGGTAATTCTTTTTATTATGGAAGAGCTTTACTATCATATAACCCTTATTTAGCTAATGATGAAGTTACAAAAAATAGAGCTTTCTTTATACAAGACTTAATTGCTGCATCTAATAAACCGCATATTCTTCTGGACCCTTGTTCGTCGGAAGGAGGTCAAATGTGTCTTCCTTTTATATGGCCTGAAAATTATTTGGATATTACATCTGCAGGTTGGGAGGATAATATGGGTAGATGTACTATCCATGATTTTCATGTGCTTCAACACGCAAATGGGGGTACAGATCCCATTACGGTGTCTATTTTTGCATGGGCTGAAGATGTGTCCTTGCTCATTCCCACTACTGTTGCAGCGCAATCTGATAGTTCTTCTAGTGTTGAACTTGATGAGTTTGGCTTTCCTAAACCTTTTGTGCAACAGGCACAGACAAAGAGTAAACGAAAGGCGCCTAAGAAGGGAAATAATACAACGAGAGATGATGAATTTAAACATGATGGTCTTATCAGTAAACCTGCTTCTGCGATTTCTAAAGCTGCTGATGCCCTTACTATGATTCCATATATTGCTCCATATGCAAAAGCAACAAGTATGGTTGCAGATAAGATAGGAAAAATAGCAAGGGTCTTTGGATACTCTAGACCTGCTGTATTATCTGACATTCAGCCATATGTGCCCAGATATTGTGGAAATTTAGCCAATTCGGATGCACCAGAAACAGTTCAAAAATTATCATTAGATTCCAAGAATGAGTTAACTATTGATACTAGAACTATGGGATTAGGTGGAGCTGATGAATTAACAATTCAGTCCATAGCTTCTCGTATGACTTTTTGGAGACAATTTGATTGGCCTGAATCTGCAGTTACTGATTCACTTTTAGCATCAATGTCTGTTCAACCTTTTTGTGTTCACACATTAAATTCAGCTCCTGTAACTGAAATTCATTCAACAGCAATTGCATTTGCAGCTGCCCCGTTTGAAGCTTGGCAAGGGAGTATTAAATTTCATTTCAAAGTAGTTTGTTCTGAATATCATCGTGGTAGACTTAGATTAGTTTACAATCCCCTTACTAATAATGCAGGGTCTGTGGCTTTTAATCAAGTTTATTCTACTATTATTGATATTTCAAGCGACAGAGAGTTTGACTATGAATGTAAATGGACAGATATTCGAGCCTGGAATGCTTGTTTAGGCATAGATGGTGCATCTGGAGCCACACTATTTAACACTACAGCAGCAGTTAGTGGTGGCAGCCCATTTGACAATGGTACACTTTCAGTGTATGTTGTAAATGAGCTTGCTACCCCGTCAACTACAGCTGCAGATGTTAAGATTCAAGTATGGGTAGCTGCAGGTGATGATTTTGCCGTATCTATTCCTGGTAATGGAATTTCTAAACTTTCATATTTCCAACAACAGGCTACTATGGAATCAGCAGATTTTAATTTACCATTAGCTAAAATTGAAGATAATTCTAACAATCCTGTTGGAGGTAATCCCATTGAAAATTATGGTACTGAACATGCTCCTTTGTTAAAAGAAGACAATCAGTATTTAGTATATCAGGGAGAACGCATTGTTTCTTTTAAAGATCTACTTCGCCGATATCAATACTTGACATCTTATTGGCCTCAATCAATAGGAGGAGGTTTTCGATATTATACATTGAATTCACCTGGAATGCCCATCTTTAGAGGATGGGATCCTAGTGGAGTAGATCTAGCCCAAGATTCTCACAATGATACTTTACCATACAATTTTTGTTCTATGACATTATTGAATTATCTGGCACCTGCATTTGTTTGCCAGCGTGGAAGTTTACGACATAAGTGGATAATGGCAGGAAATAAAAATGTTTCTTTTGCATCTGTTCTTACGGCTACTCGTCATAATGCATCATCTCCATTACCTCACAACGAAATAGCTTATTCTATAGATAGTACTTTAATTAGTGCTAGACGTAAGCAGTTACAACGACTGCAAAGATCAAAATTGACCGGATCTGCCATTACTCCTCTGGCATTGAACAATACATTAGAAATAGAATTACCTTTCTATTCTATTGGTCAAAGGTTTAGACCTGGTAGATTTTTAAATGTGACGGGTGTTGGAGATACTCAAGGAGTTGAAATATCATGTGAAATATCGGGTATTAGTGGTGACACCCATATGCGTCTTGATCAGTTTACAAGTGTAGGTGAAGATTTTACACTTGGAATGTTTGTAGGAGCACCTATTATTTACTCCTACAATGATCCTGAAGCAGTATAATGATGTTCATTTCTGTTTATACATATTCATTTATATATTTATATTTATATATTTACATATAGATAATTAACTGGGGCATAAATTTTAGTCATGTGGACTTGAAACACCATTAAGAACCAACAGGATGGGCCTGTTGGTAGGATACCCTTCGGCGGTCGAAGGGGGGCACATAGTGATATGCGCCTGGATGAGACTAAATAGTAGTCTTACATTTATTGCATTGCGATAGAGAAGGTTTTTTGTAGCAACCTCGTGTAAGACTTCTAGTCTTACCCGAGTTGTGAAATTTTTACTTCTCTTGGATCGCAATTTATTAAATGTATGTCCGAATTCTTAGCTACATATAAATCGATCGTATAGGTTCTTTTGCCTAGCGTGATCGGTTTGTAGTTCGGACCGCTTAC